CCGCAAACCTGAAGAACTCAGCCACGCAGCAACTTGTGGACAACCTGAACAATATTGCTGCTGATCCTATTCTGGCTGAGCAGCTCAGAGAGAACTTCATCTCCTACACGAGTGTCCTTCGTGAGGGTCGATTCAAGACTGAGGATTACCTCAATGCTGTGATGTACGTCAGCTTCAAGCTGATGGGTGACTCGAACCAAGATGCCTACTTCAAGACCTTCCCTCAGAGATACCAAGCTCTGGTTGCTAGAGGGACTTCATCCAAGGATATCGCTGCCTACGTCTCGGCGTACAACAAGGGCAAGCTGGTTAACCTGATCCTGGAACAGAGCCTTGTTCCCACACATGTGCTCAATGCCCATGTCTTTCAGCAGGCAATCAACACGCAGGTCGAGCTGATGACGGATCCTGACGTCAGCGCCAAGGTTCGAAGCGATGCAGCTAACTCTCTCCTTACCCACCTGAAGAAGCCTGAAGCCAAGGCTGAGCTCAATATCAATGTTGGGGAACAGAGTGGCATGAACGAGCTGAGGTCCGCGCTGGAGCGCCTCGCGCGACAGCAGCAGGACGTAATCAGTTCAGGTCATGCCACGGTAGTCGAGATTGCACACAGCACCATTATTGAAGGTGAATCTAAGGAAGTCGTGTAATGGCTGTGCTTATTAAGCAAGAGCTAGATCAATGGCTCGATCAGGTAGATTACTCTGATCTAAACAATCAGAGCTATGTGCCTAGCGCCTTTGCACTGACCTTCATGAACTTCATCAAGCTGGTGAATGGTGAGGCTGGAGAATCGAACAAGACGCCACCTGTGCATCTGAAGATGCTCGACAAGATGACGTCCCCTTCCTCCTACATTGCCAACCTTTGCTTTCGTGGTGCGGCGAAGACTACACTTTTCATGGAATACCTCAGCTTGTACCTTGGGGTATTCGGGTTCCTTCCTCAATTCGGTGATGTCACCGGAATGATCTACGTTTCCGACTCCATGGAGAACGGGGTCAAGAGCGCACGGAAGAACATCGAGTTCAGGTACAACAACAGCGAGTTCCTGCAGGAGTGGCTGCCTAAGGCATCCTTCACGGACAACTATATCGAGTTCACGAACACCGAAGGCCACATGCTTGGCATCAAGATGTTTGGTGCCAAGACAGGTCTTCGCGGTACGAAGATCTTCGGTAAGCGTCCTGTACTGGCTGTGCTTGACGACCTTGTATCAGATGATGATGCTCGATCCAAAGCAGCTATGATTGCCATCAAGGACACAGTGTACAAGGGTGTGAACCACGCTCTTGATCCTACCCGTCGTAAGGTTGTGTTTAACGGTACGCCGTTCAACAAAGAAGACATTCTCATCGAGGCTGTCGAGTCTGGCGCATGGGATGTGAACGTCTGGCCGGTCTGTGAACGGTTCCCTGTCTCGCGTGAGGAGTTCAGGGGTGCGTGGGAAGATCGATTTACGTTCGACTACATTCAGAGCCAGTATGACCAAGCTGTGCTTACTGGGAAGACTGCAGGCTTTTTCCAGGAACTGATGCTCCGCATTAGCTCTGAAGAAGAGCGTCTTGTGCAGGATGAAGAGATTCGCTGGTACTCCCGATCACAGCTGTTGCAGCAAGAGAGTGCTTTCAACTTCTACATCACCACTGACTTTGCCACGTCTTCGAAACAAACAGCTGACTTTAGCGTTATCAGCGTTTGGGCTTACAACAACAATGGGGACTGGTTCTGGGTCGATGGGATCTGTGCCCGTCAGACAATGGACAAGACGATGAACGATCTGTTCCGATTGTCCCAGCGTTATAAGCCTCAGTCTGTGGGTATCGAGGTCACTGGTCAGCAGCAAGGATTCATTAAGTGGATCCAGCAAGAGATGATGACCCGGAACATCTGGTTCAATCTGGCTTCAACAGAGAAGGGTGGTCAGCCGGGTATTCGCCCTCTGATCGATAAGCTCAGCCGATTCAACCTAGTTGTTCCTTGGTTCAAGACCGGGAAGATGTACTTCCCGGAAGAGATGAAAATGTCGGTCATCGTTGGGACGTTTCTTGGTCAGATCAAACTGGCCACAGTAAACGGTCTCAAGGGCAAAGATGACTGCCTCGATACCATCTCTATGCTTGGCTACATGAACCCGTGGAAACCGTCTGGAGCGGCCAAGATGCCGCATGACACCCATGATGAAATGTGGGATGAGCCAGAAGAACGAGAGACGACTGCTTTGTCCTCATACATCGTATAGGTATAGCCATGCTTGTCCGGCAGCTTTTCAAGGAGCTCTCTCTGGGAGAGCTGTCAAACCTCTCCCTCTCCGCTGAGGGAACAGGCGTCATCGTCAAGGAGAAACAGGAGAAGATTCTTCTGTATGCTCAAGATGCCTTGACTAAGCTGTACGGTCGTTTCCTTCTGTCTGAGAAGAGCATTGTCGTTCAGACTCGTGCTGATGTGACAGTGTATCCTCTGGAACTGCGCTATGCCGTAAGCCAGAATACGCCTGATCTCACGGCTCACATTATCGACACTGAGGCCGATCCTTTTCTTGGGGATCTGATCAAAGTTCTTTCGGTTGTCGATTCAGAAGGCAACTATGTTGCTCTGAATGATGGTGAAGCACTGTTGTCAGTCTTCACCCCATCACCCTCTCTTCTTCGGGTTCCTGAGCCCGGACCTGCTTACATTCTCTCGTATCAAGCCAACCATGCGGAGCTGGTGGATGATGCGTCTGAGATCATCCTTCCGGGTGTTCTCGAACCTGCCCTGAAGAGCTTCATTGCTGGAAAAGTCTATGGCCACATGAATGGACAAGACAATGCTGTGCTTGCTCAGAATCATATGGCAGAGTTTGAAGGAGTCTGTCTGGACGTTACAGACCGCGATCTGGTGAACTCATCTACTGCTCAGACTAGCAGTAGGTTCCAGAGAAACGGGTGGGTTTAATCATGAGTACGCCGAGACAGAGTATGAGTACCACTACAGCTCAGCAGATCGGTGCCCTAAGTACAGGGTATGAGAATTTGCAGAAGTCCATGAGCCGCGTTGAATCCGACATTTCTGAGATCAAGATGGCGCTTGGCGTCATGGCTTCTCATCAAGTCGAGACACGTATCGCAGATATTGCTGAGGCTATGAATGATATAAGAGCTGGTCTCCGTGATCTTAAAGATACGGAAACTCGCTCTTTGACCTCTGCCGCCGAGATCAAGGAACTCGACAAACGTGTGGCAGTGCTTGAAGCGGATAAAGCAAGACGTGAAGGCGCTGCTCTTCTGGTTCGGGTTCTTTGGACTGTGCTGGGCGGTAGCGGTCTGGTTACTGTGGTGGCCGCGCTCGTCACCTACTACAAAGGTTAACAGAGCTATGGCTGATCGTCCTGACAAGAAAGAGCCGAGGAAGGTGTTCAATCTGAACATCAACATCACTCCGCTGGCTGAGCGCCATGCAGTGACGGCAGCTGTGTTTGCTCTGGGAACAGGCCTCCTTCTCATGGCCCGCGAAGACCCTAAGCTCTGGGACATCGAGCTTTTCAAGATCCTGGTTCAAGCTGTGATTATCTCCGGTATCATCGGCATGATCATGGCCTACCACTTCGCTGCAAACAAAACTGATGAGACCAAGGCTCAGAATACAGCTAAGGCTTTTGACGCGATTGCTGCTGCTGTGAAGCCTACACCTGACGTCCATGAAGCCGCTGTTCAAGCTGCCGATCAAGTTGCTGGTGCGGCTGACAGAGAAGCTGAAGAGATCAGCAAGGAACGATAATGGATAACACTGCTCTGTTCACCGCTGTCCGGGAAATTCTGATTGCCCGGACAGGGACCGGTCTGACCCAAGCTGAGGTTGATAAGATCAATCGAGCCTTGGCTCAGACAATCGTCACAGACCTTGCTCCGTCGGGTAAGGGCAAAGGTATGGGTGCTTCGGGTAAGGCTCTAGCCTTCATCCACAGCTTTGAGAAGTGCGTGCTGACGGCCTACAAGGATCCTGGTTCCAAGGATGGTCTTCCCATCACATGTGGCTGGGGAAGCACGACTGATCTGCAGGGCAACCCCATCAAGTATGGTGCGGTCTGGACACAGCAATATGCTGATGCCAAGTTCGCTCAAGATGTGGCTAAGTTTGAGATGGGCCTCAATGCCCTCCTCCAAGGTAAGCCCACTACCCAAGCTCAATTCGATGCACTGTTCAGCTTCGCTTACAATGTCGGTCTCGACATTGATGAAGACACGAAAGCTGAGGGACTCGGAGACTCGACTCTGCTCCGTAAGCATCTTCTAGGTGATTATGCTGGAGCTCAACAGAGCTTTGCGGCATGGAAATACAATGATGGTAAGGTCATGAATGGCCTTATCAGACGCCGGGCTGCTGAAGCCGCAATGTACGGAGGCACATACCCATGATGAGCTTTCTAACAATCAGGGCCTTTCTGAGGAAGCTAACGCCTCTCAGCTGGGCTCTGATTGCAATCGCCGCCCTCCTGCTCCTATGGGGCAGCGTGAGTGCAATCAGTGCTGTCAGGCATCACTTTGAGGGCCAGTCTGCTCAACGAGCGCAGAACAAGGACATCAAGGCGAGAGAGACAGCAGCAGAGCAACGGGTCAAAGATACGAGTGATCAGATCCGAAATCAGGACAATCTGAACAATGCAGTACAATCGCTACCTGATGACAGGCCTTCTCCTGTCCGTCTCGCTGTTGCTTGCCAGCGGATGTGCAACTCCGGACGAGAGCGTCTTCCCGCCAGCTGCGGACCTCAAGCGAGATGCGAAGCCGGTACTCGAAGATATCTGCCTGGAGAGTGACAAGTGTCTCGCTGAGCACGACATCAAGATCGAAGGTCAGCGAGATCAGCTATACGATGCTGTAGGCAGGTTGTGCGTCTTCTTCAAAGACAAAGGCATGGAGATAGACTGCACACCTAAGCCACAGAAGTCTGAACAATAGTTCTGGACGAAAATCAGGGATAGAGGCATAGACCTCTATCCCTTTTTCTTTGTGGATCGATTCAATGGCCGAGTATCCTCAGAGCGCCGAGCAACCTTCCAAGCTGACAAGCTGGAAGAAAGAACCTTCGCTCCTTGATCTGAAGAACGACTTCGATAGTGCCAAGTCGGCTCACGACACGGCTGTCGGGAAGATCAACCACTGGACCAACCTGAATAAGGTTGAGGGTGCTGCCAAGCCTAAGCATCAGAAGGGAAGATCTTCTGTCCAGCCTAAGCTGGTTCGCCGTCAAGCTGAATGGCGCTATTCCGCCCTGTCTGAGCCGTTTCTTGGTAGTGACAAGCTCTTTGAAGCTAGGCCTGCTACCTTTGAAGATCGTCTGTCAGCTCAACAGAACGAAACTGTTCTGAATCATCAGTTCAGAACCAAGATCGATAAAGTGGCTCTGATCGATGAATTCGTTCGAACATCTGTCGATGAAGGTACAGCTTTTCTGCGTGTAGGCTGGAAGCGCAAGACTGTAACTGTGCAAGAGGATGCACCGGTCTTCACGCACTACAACATCACGACGGAAGAAGAGACCACTGCTCTTCAGCAAGCTATCGAGATGAGCACAGCTGATCCTCGTATGTACGAAGAGAACGTCAGCCCTGAGCTCAAGGCAGCGGTTGACTACTACAACGAGAACAACATCCCGACTGTTGCGAAGCAGACGGGCACACAGAAGGTCTCGGTTCAGAAGATTCTGGAAAACCGTCCTACTGTTCAGATTCTGAATCCCAACAACGTCTATGTCGATCCGTCCTGTGAAGGTGATCTCGACAAGGCTATGTTTGCGATTATCTCTTTCGAGACTTCAAAAGCTGAGCTTATGAAGGACGTTGCCCGATATAAGAATCTGGACAACATCGACTGGGATTCTCTGGGTCCGGTTAACGATCCTGATCACGCTACCAATACGCCGAACGACTTCACGATCTCCGGCAAGACCCGAAAGAAGGTCGTGGCCTACGAATACTGGGGCTTCTACGACATCAACGACGACGGCACCTTGGTGCCCATTGTTGCTACGTGGATCGGTGCGACCATGATCCGAATGGAACGCAACCCGTTCCCGGATGAGAAGATCCCTCTGGTTCTGTCTAGATATCTCCCTGTTAAGCGTGAGCTGTACGGTGAGACCGATGCTGAACTGCTGGAAGACAATCAGAACATTATGGGCGCTGTGATGCGCGGCATGATCGATCTGATGGGTCGTTCCGCCAATGGACAGCAAGGCTTTGCTAAAGGGATGCTCGATCCGCTGAACCGCCGTCGATACGACAGCGGCCAAGATTACGAGTTCAACCCGAACATGCCCCCAGCTCAGGGGCTCATCGAGCACAAGTATCCTGAGGTTCCTCAGTCTGCTCTGATGATGATGAACATCATGAACCAGGAGGCGGAAGCACTCACTGGTGTGAAGGCCTTTTCTGGAGGCCTCTCAGGCGATTCCTATGGCGAGGTGGCCGCAGGTATTCGCGGTGTGCTGGACGCCGCCAGCAAGCGGGAAATGGCCATCCTGAGACGTCTCTCTGGGGCGATCATCAAAGTAGGTATGAAGATCGCAGCTATGAATGCTGTGTTCCTCAGTGAAGAAGAGGTCATTCGGATCACGAACGAACAGTTCGTCACGATCAAACGTGAAGATCTGAAGGGCAACTTCGACATCATCGTGGACATCTCCACGGCTGAAATTGATGAAGCTCAGGCTAAGGATCTGGCCTTTATGCTTCAGACCATCGGCAACAACATGGATCACGGTATGCGTACTATGATCCTGTCTGAAATCGCTCGACTGAAGCGTATGCCTGAGCTTGCTAAGAAGCTTGAGCGCTATCAGCCCGAACCCGATCCTCTGCAGCAAAAGCTTCAAGAGCTCGCTATCAAAAAGGCTGAGGTTGAAATTGCTGAGCTTGAGAGCAAGATCATGCTCAACAGAGCTAAGGCTGCTGAGGCTCAGTCAAACAAGGATCTGGCTGATCTGGAATTTGTTGAGAAAGAAACCGGCACTGAACATGCCCGTGCTCTTGAGCGTCAGCGTGCTCAGTCTGAAGGTAATCAGAACCTTGCTGTTACCAAGGCTTTGGTTACACCCCGCAAACCTGATCAGACGAAGCCTGATATTGAAGGTGCTGTGGGCTTCAATGGTCTGTCCAAAGCCATGCAACAGGAAGACATTTCTCCCAGCCCTGTTGACAATACACAGCAACGGGATCAACTAGCTCAGACTGACCCACAGTTTAGTCTTGGTTCGAGATTCTTTGACCCGAATCTTGATCCATCACTGAACCCGAACATCAACGTATAGGACCCAGTATGAACGAGAATATGCTTCAGATTAAGAATCTGGAAAATCAAATCGCGGCCAACAAGGCTCAAGTTCGTCGTGGTGAGCTGGCTTTTAAGCTCGGCAATATCCCCGAGTTCAAAGAGCTGATCATGGATGAATTCATGACTGCGGAAGTTATCCGCAACGTGGGTCTGTCTGCGGATCCTTCCCTGCCTGAGAACCAGAGAGCTGATGCTCTTGCTATGGCTCAGGCTGGTGGCCACCTGAAGAGATATCTCTCGGCTCAGGTTCAGATGGGTCGTGTTGCTGAGCGTGAGATCCCTGATCTCGAAGCCAGCATCCAAGAGCTTCTGAGTGAGGAGGACTAACCATGTCGGGCAACGCTCTGGCCATGTCTGACGAAGAGTTCCTGAACGCCATGCCTCCGGCTGTGGTCTCAGAGGAACCTTCGCAGGAAGCAGTGCAAGAAGCGGTCGCCGCACAAGAACCGGCTCAAGAAGAGCCGGTTCAACCTGCTGCAGCTGAAGTCACTGAAGAGACTCCTACTACTGAAGCTAAGCAGGAAGTGAATCCTCTGGATGTCGCTGATGGAGATGTGGCGGCTACACCGGCCCCTGC